CTCTTGTTGTGTTTCTGTAGTTGGTTTATTACCTAGAAAAAATAATAAACACAAGCCTATTAGTAAATATTTTTTCATCATCTAACCTCAAATTTTGAATCGGTATGTTTTTTCTTTATTCTGGTCATAACCTCTGTAAAATCTCTTGTTGGTTTTAATCTACCTTTTGTCGATTCTAATCTTGCATTATCAACAATCCGTACAGAACCGATAATACGAATAATCGTACCTGTCTTTTTACAGGATGGACAAGGTTTGTTTAATGGTATGTCCATGTTTTTTATTGTTTGAAATTCTTCAAACAAATGTTCACATTCTTCACACTCAAAATTATATTCTGGCATTAAATACTAACTCCTAAAGGTATTTCAAATTTTTCTAATTTATTTTTCCATTTCATAAATGTTTGTCCATGATCTGTTTTATTGTATTTCATCCATTGCCATTGATGTATCATTTCATGTGCTAAAGTATACAAGAAATATGTTTTATTTTCAAATGTATCATTTAAAGATAATTCTCCAAAAACATAATCACCATTGTAACAACCCTGATGCCAACCATGACAATCAGATTTTCTTTTTATAGATATGTTTTGAAATGGATGTACTTCATTGTTAAATATTTCTTCATTTAAAATATTAAACCATCTGGTAACTAAATGTTTCGATGGAATATAATATTCGTATTTACTTTTGTTAGATCGAACTGTACTAATAACAATATTATCTTTTTTGATATACATGGCTTAACCTCAGTTTTGCATACTTACAGGCCTTCCACTTTTTTTCCTTTTCACGACAACATTTTCTCTAGCAGGACCTGAAGATACGACTGTTTTATTAGCAGTAAAGTTTCTTTCGACATCATAATCACAAGTCATACTCATACACATAAATGATCCTTCATATAAATCCCCATTCCAACGCAATTCAAGTACATTGTTATCTTCTTCATCATCAAAATTAACTTTAATATATTTGTGACGAAATGCTTCAATTACGTTACAAGATTTTTTGTCCTTTTTTCTTTTAGAAACTTGAACAAGAACTAAGGCTTTTATATTTATTCCTTGAACATCTGTCATTGTCTTACCTTTCGATATAAGTCTGGAAAAACTTCTAAAATTAATTTTTCAGTTAATCCGTTTACTTTAAGTTTTTTCTGTAACATTTGTATAAACATTTCAGATTCATCCGGGTGCATAGATTCCAAAATCTGTGTGAGTATTTCAGTAAGTTTCTCTGCGTGTAATCCTTTTGCTTTAGGATTACCTTTCATAAAAATACCAACTTTAGGTATTACAGTAAATAATGATGTCTCACTCAAACCAATAGGTGCATCATCTTTCTCATATTTAGGAATTATTCCACCATAGTCCCATTCAATAGTAGGATCAAATGCACCGACTAAAAAATATTTTAAAATATTATTTGTTTTATATTTTGCTAAAAGTTTTTTCTTTTCTTTTTTAGTTTTTGCTTTACTAATTCCATCCATTAGTTCTGATAAATAAACTGTCATTTTGTAAAATCTCCTATATGCTCCATTAAGTTTTTCAATTTATTAGTGATAAAATAATTTAATAACTGCCCTTGCTTTTGTGCATCTTTTGGTTGATTGTATTGTTCTACAATAGCATCAGATAAATGTTTTGGAATAAAATCAAAATCAATTAATTTTTGATTTCGTTTCCATTTATCCAACATACCATTTTGACAAAAGTTCTCAGGCTTCTCATTCATCCATAATTCAACTTTCTTTTTGGATATAGGTTTTTGCCTCACACCTTCAACAATGCAATTATCAGCTGATAATATATTTGGAATACCATCACCTTTATCACCACGAATTATATGTTCTTTTAAGTATTTATAAGGGTCAGAACTCACTATCATTTTCTTTTGGATAGGTGAATACTGTTTAATGTTCTTGAATTTCTGCAATTGCGTAAAATCTTTGTCACTAGAGATAATAATGCTCTTTTCAGGCACCATTTTACTCAATACTGCGATTATATCATCACCCTCTGCGTGTGGTATTGATATAACTTTATACGGAAAATACGCATCAATTTCGAGTATAATTTTATTTATAGTCTTAAATAATGCGTTCCAATCCATGCCATCTTTTGACTCTTGTTTTTCTCTCTGGATTTTTCTATGAGCTTTATAATACTCATATTCACCCTTCCTCCAACTTGAGGAATTATCAGTACAGATTACAATTTCACCGTACTTTTCTCTATGTTTGATTCTATAGTTTCTAAGACTGTTTAAAACCAAATGTCTTATAAATGATTCCGAGGTTCTTTCTTCATTGGGTATTCTATGTGCAACCATAATACTCCCAACAATTATATTACTAAAATCTGTAAGTATCATAATACACCTTCGATTACTTTCATTTCATTAATAGAATCTAAACGAAAACTTCTCCAAGCACTTTTGTCTATATCCCACACGGCCAGGACTTCTTTATTTTCTTTTCTTTTAGATTCACTATTTGATTCTGGCAAAACACTTTCATGCAAAGTACAATTCATTGTTCTTTCCTCACCATTAACTTTAGTGAAATTTACCTTTACTACATTTTGTTTTAAATTTTTAACCAAGGTGTCCAGCATCTTCGTCATAACAACTACCTCCCATATATTCAAGAAAACTTAACTCACGTTCATGTTTAAAAATATCCACATTTGAATATTTGTCTAATAAATTAATGCCATCTAAATTTTTATAATCTTCCTCATAATGAAATTCTTTTATACCTGACTGTAGGATCAATTTTGCACAATCAATACATGGTGCATAAGTGCAAAACATATATGCGTCTTGACCAGATTCAGTAGATTTTGCTAACTTAGTAATTGCATTTGCTTCTGCGTGAAGTACCTCTGGTTTTGTTTCATCATTCTTTTCACAAACATTAGAACCGCCTGAAGGCATACCATTGTATCCGATAGAAATAATTCTATCATCCTTTACAATGATACACCCCACTTGCAATCTATTTGCTGTTGAAAGTTCCCCATATATTCTAGCAACTTTCAAATGTGCTTCGATATACTTACTTTTCATTAAACCAAGTATCCTCTTCGATTTCTACACCTTGAACAGATTCTATTGACTTTATGTAAGCCTTTGGATTAACTAACATGGAGTAAGAATTTTTTGCATACTCTACTCCTGTGAGTACCATTTTTTTTGCCTCGACAGTATCCTTAACTATCAAATGAAAATTTTCTGGTTTTTGAACCATTAAAGAAAATATAATAAAACCTAACCATACAATAATAAAATTTTTAAACATCAGAATGCTCCTAATAATATAGTTTGGGCATTGATTCTGCCCGTCAAAGTTTGATCTTTAGTTTTCATATCTTTCAATGATTTTCTTAAAGATCGTTTGTTCAAACCACTCAATGCTTCCATTGGTTTTCTCGCAGTTTTTTGCATTGAAGTTTCTTTGTCAAAATGTTGAATAGTACAACCCTTGACACTAAATCCTCTCACCGTATTTTGTGCATAATAAACACCCAGAGTTTTATATCTAGTATTAAAAATCCATAACTCACTAGCACCAATTATTTTTTCTGGATTTATACTAACAAGTTTGAATTCTGGTGAATCTTTTTGATATTTAAATGTTTTAAGTAATTTTGATGTTGATACTACTTTTGTCTTTCTTGGTTTTCTTTGTGCAGATGCGTTTTTAATAATACGATCTATATCATCTAAAATCATACCATGAAAATCCATCATTTTTTTAACAGTCTTAGGTTTTAAATATCCCCATGCTTCTTCCAAATATTCATCCTCTGCGTTATATACATCTACAAATTCATTATATGCTTGAAGATACGTCTGTCTCATTTTTCTTGCATGAACACTTTTACAACCAGCCTCAGTAAGTTGTTTATAAAAATCATGTTTCAATTTATAATTACTAACAATGAAATCATCAATCACACCTTCAATACTTGAAACAAAATCATAAACTTGATTATTAATTCTATCTTGAATTGAGATTTTTGGTTTTTCTGGTTTTTCTTCCTTCTTTTTTTCTTTAGGTTTATTTAAAGAAGGATCTTGTTTCATACCATTAACTATTGGAACAGCTCTTGTAATACCATCATCACATAACATCAAATCATATTCTTTTTTTATCATCATATTATTCCCCTAGAAACATTTTACCGATACCAAAAACGGCAATTACAATTACAATAACATTTAACATCAGAATGTTTGCACTATTCCTCATATAAGCATTAACTATATGTAATGAAGAACCTGCAATTTGAATTAAAAATATTGCAAATATGGAAACAGCATCTCCGTACCATGCCATAAGTATATAGATGCTAATAAAACATAGAGATCCTATTGTTTCACAAAATAAACGAAATCTATTATTTTTCCAATCGTCTTTAATCCACGCAATCATAACTTTGCCTTTTCACTTTTAACATCATTTAATAATTTTTTTATATCAGGATGTTGAACTATCCCAATACGAAATGCAGAACCTGTTAGATAGTTTGTCATAATTCTTATTTTACGTTTATCTTTCCAAGGCTTTGCACCCATAAACTTTCTAAGTTTCTTAACATTTTCTGCTGGTGTATGTTTCCATGTTCCAACCAAAGATGCTCTTAATGTTTGCCACTCGGGCAATTTAACTATATCTTGTATTGTCATATTAGTTATTAGATACCGTCATTGTATAGTTGGGAGTAGTTATCATCCACTCTGGATATTCTGGATTGCCTTGTTGCTCTGCTAAATCGTCAACATTATCATCCAACCATTTTTCGTATTTGTGTTGCTGTTCTTGCATATAACGATTATATTTTTCTTCATCAGTTCCTTCACCTTCTAAAGAATCCA